TTCCTTGAGCAGAGGTGATAACAGCAAACCTACCACTCTTCTTAGTGATTGCAGTCAGTACATCATTACGTGCCTGAGCAGCTGCAGCACTAGGCTCCATTGTCTCAGAGTATTGCTTGAACTTCTGATTGTACAAGTTATACGCATACGCAGATGCACTACGTAGACTGAAGTGAGCAGCGCGATCAGTACTATCACCAATCAAGTTCCTCTTAAGTTCATCAGTAAACTCAGCCTTAACCAACGCTGGATCGATGCCAGCATTAGTTCTACGACGATCTAGATCCTGTGCTGATTGTAGGAACTGCTGCCTTACAGTACCAGGAACACCAGCTTGGTAAACATCTTCTGCTGTAAGTGTACCATTCTTTTCTGCTTCACGGAACTGCTTAGTCCAGAAGTCAGCATTTTGCTGTTCAGTAGTAAAGGCAAGTTGAGCTTGAAGTAGATCAGTTGGGATACCTTCAACCTTTGCTTGTTTGATAAGAGTAGTTAGCTCATCCTCATTAAGGTTGTTAGAACGTGCATATTCAAGGAGTTTATCCTGCTTTGCTTTATTCTCTCTAGCTTGTGTAGCTTCAACCTGAGCAGCTTCCTGATTAGCTTCAGAACGACGTTGCTCTTGTAACTCATCATACTCAGCAGGGAAGCGATCCTTCATGCTACCCTGATCAGTCTGAGCAGTAGACAGGATGTTCTCTACATCTTGATCACTGAATAGTGAAGTATCCTTAAGGACACGATACAACTCATCCCTTGCACCTTTAAGGCCAAGAGGAGTAGTTGCATCTTCACCATAAGTAAGAGCAAGAGCATTGAGAGCAGCCATATACTGCTCACCTGTCTTAGTAGTGGTTAGATTACGGATCTCTTGACTACGGATATCATCAGACTTATTACGGATATCAGACTTCCTAGCAGCCTCTACATGCCCACTATAGGCAAGGTTAGCACGCTGTAGGGGCTCCATAAGGAGCATTGGATTGATACCCTCCAAGCCATTCATCTTAACGAACTCATTGAGCAGCTGAGGGGCTGCAGCAGCACGTTGCTCTGCAGTTGTAAGCCCACGTTCGTTAAGTTGATTAAGTGACCAGGAACTATACTGAGACAGAACCTGGATACCATGTTGTTGAATAATACCAGCCTTACGTGCTGGATTACTAGACATCAATGAAGAGATGAGGTAAGGTGAGGCTCCTGTTTTCTGAAGCTCAGCTGTGATGACATCATTAGCCTTACCAGCAGCTTTACCCAAAGCAATTAAGTTTTGAGCATCTTGGATCTGCTTAGACGAGATCTCACCAGTAGCTACTTTATAACGGCCTTCAGCTTGTTGTTGCTCATCTTGATTCTTCTTATATTCAGTGACTACTTCACCAAGTGTAGAGCTAAACTTAGACAAGCTCTCAAACGTAGTCATTATATTCTTACTACGTTGCAGTTCGTTTTGAACTAACGTCTGAGCGTTCTTCTCAACAAACTTCTGTCTATTCTCATCAAGTGATTTTTCATAGAGATAATTCCTATCCCTGTCTTGAGATTCAATACTAAGTTTCCTCTCAAGACCACGGGCATAGTCATCCCTTACTTCCTTTACAGCCCTACGATTTTCTTCCATGTTACGTATAACACGGTTGTCCCTCTCTTGCATACGAGAGAGACCTTCTGTCGGGGCTTTAATAGGATCGAAACCTATACTACGGGCGTACCCTCTGTAACTTACTTGATCCATTTAACTTTAGTTAGTTTACTTTTTGTCGACCTTATCGACCACCTCTACCGCTTCCTCCTCCAGTCGGGAGTGCTCCAGCAATACTCATAAGACCGCTGCTAGCTGCACCAAGGAGACCAGCTGCCATATCTGCCTTAGCACCTTTAATAGGCCTAGGTCCAAAGTCCATTTTAGTGAGTTTACGAGGCTGAAGGTACTGAGCCCTTGGAGTAATAAGAGGCTTAGGCGGATCAATAGCACGATCAGGAGCAAGCATACGGTTAGCTTCTGCTGCAAGGTCTGCACCAAACTTATCGTTAGCAATCTTCCTTAATGCACCTTGAGCATCAGCTTGGGCACTAATTAACGATTCAGCAAGGATAGCTTGATTCCTACCAAATGAAGCGAACTCAGCTTGTTCTGCCTTATCTGCACTTCTACCTACCTGTCCTTTAACTGCAGATGCTCCCTCTGCTTGTAATGCTTTAATGATAATATCTTGATTCTGGAAAGCTAACTCATTAGTAGCTTCTTCTAGTTTACGGTACTCAGCTTCAACAGCAGCAGATCTAGCTAATTCGTTAAAGCTAAGTTGTTGATTATAGATCTGCTCAGACTTGGCATATTGCTTAAGTTGTTGAGCATACTCTGCCTGTTGGATCTGTGTTCGATACTGCCAATCCTGTAGATTAGTAGCATCCTTAAACGCACCTAGAGTTTCTTCATTCTGTACGTTGTAACGCCACTGATCAACGTTATGTCTACGATCAGCTCTAAGGCGACCCTTGCTGTATTTCCAAGCTTGTAGATCGTATTTATACTGATTCTCTATTGCTTTGTTCTGGGAAGAAGTTCCCATCGCAGAACCAGCAATACCGAATACAGCACTAATAGCTGCAGGAATCCATGCTGCCATAATTAAGATCTCCTATAGAAGCCAGGTGAGTATTGTCCTTCCCACTGCATAGCCACAAGACTAACTGGGAATGGAGTATTAGAAAGTACTTTCATTGTGTAGTTATCAGGTCTTTGGTGGATTGGGACTTTATAAACATAAGAGTCTCTAAAAGGTGAGGTGCCTAAAATATAACGATCAGCAAGTTGAGCACCACCAACACTAGACCACTCAGGCCTACTACGATCTCTAATGTTAAAGTATAGATCACCACCAAGTCCTGTATAGAATGCCATCCTAGATGTAGTGGTAATAGCAGTAAAGTCTACACCCCTTTGATCCAATGAATAGTAGTACTTAGGAAGGACGATCTCCATCTGATACTCGTAACCAACATAAATGTAGTTACCTGTAACATCACCAGGAATCAAAAAGTATGTACCACCACCATCGCTAGCAAGTACTGCTATATTGGTATAACCAGACTGTGTACTACCACCAGCTTTAGGTAGACCCACAACGAATCTAATAGTTTTAGTAGTGTCGAAATACGTAGGTAGGTATACCTTTGTCTCTGATGTAACGTTACTATATGATGGAGCAGTAGGAGGTACAGGGGACACCATAGTGGCATCAGTTACTTCACACCAAGAGTCAAGGTGAGGATCAACAGCATTATTCAAGCTATTGAGTAGACCGCCTGTACTAGGTGCTAGAACAAGCTTATGCTGAGTTATGGTGTATCCCTCCGATCCACTGGTTAGGACATATAGGATATCACTTTGGATAGCAGTATGGATAACATTAGATGGCAGTAACCACCTAACCCAAGCTGCCATGATTCGTTCATCGTTTTGATCGTAGAACTTATAGAGATATAGGTACTTAGTTGATCTCGTAGAAGCTACCCAGAGACCATTCTGAGCACTGCCAATAGTATCAGTAACTGTGTTAGGCATCCACTCAGGTACGATCTTAGTAGCCTCCGTAACTGTTGGAGACTCACGTTGACCCCTAGTGAAGATCTCAAATGCTCTAGACCAGCTTTGGTTCTTACTGGTGTACATCACAGTAGAACCTAAGTCTACTGGTTTAATGTAACGATCGCACTCATAGTTAGCAATGGTTCTGATGCTTACACTAGATGGTGTCCATCCAGATTCACCAGCTTCCATCAAGAACTGTTGGCTTTCACTAAACAGTAAGAGACCCTGTGTAATGGGCAGCACTGAACGAACAATAGCTGGTTTAATGCTAGCACAACTAAGATCAATAGGATCTGCTGCTGTCTGTGTAGTAGCTGACTTATAGTAGAAGTTATAGTAGTCCCCTGCTTGGGACATAGCAATGTTATCCTGAGACAGGAAACCTAGCCTATTATTGAATAGGAAGACATCCTGAATAGTGTGGTTAACAAAGCTTGGGTGGCTATTGGAGTTATTATCACCAACTGCTCGTGCATCCCACCTAAGAGGGAAACCATTAGGGTCGTTAAATGGGATAGTCTCTGAGCCATCTAAGAAGGTAGCTCTAAAGGCAAGGGGATTAGTACCAGTACGGATAAGAGCAATCGGCATTGTTGTTTCATCTACTCCTCTACTTACATTAGGTGCTACAGTCTCTTCCCAATAACCTTTACCAGTACCGTAGACATTAACTGAACCATCCACGTTATAGGTTGTGTTGTCAGCTACAAACTTAAGGTAAAAGTCGTCTTGATCACCAGCAATGTTAGCGATACGTACTACAGTGTCTTGTCTAGCTTGCTCAGGCAGTCTAGCAAAGGTATCAACTGAATCTTGAAATACTCTCAAGTACTTACCATCAGGACCACCAAAACCTGATACATTAGTATCTGAACTAAAGGTCAAGTAAATGGTGTTATCAATGATAGTCTTAGTAGCAAAGCCACTAGTGATAGCATTGGAGATACCAGTCATCACCGTACTAATAACTAAGTTACCAGAACCAGAACTAGGTGACGTGTAAGTAAAGGTAGATGCACCAATAGTAACAGAATACGTATTGCCGTGATCAATAGTGTTAACAACAATAGTAGCTTGACGCTTAGCATTCCAACTTGGTGCTGCCTTAGCAGTTACTACCTTCTCACTATTAACAATGTAGGTAAAGTCGTTAATGGTAAGAGTTTTGATGCTCCTATAATCAGTAGCAGTTAGGTAGCTTTCAATAGATGCCTGCTTACCAGTTGGGTAGGTAATGGTAGCTGCTAGTCCAGTGTTGAGGTTCCAAACTTTAGGAACACCAGCACTAGATACAGTACCAATATACCTCTCTTGACTATCCTTAAAGATACTAAACCAAGCAGCACTATCAGCAGCATTAGCATTGATACTAGCAAGCTTACCAACAAACTTACCACCAGGACGCTTTAGCATACCAAGTGTAACATCTGGGTAGCAATTCAAGGCATCCTTCACCTGACCTAGATTCATCTTTTCATCAGCTTGCTGTGAGACGCCACCAATAAAATTAGGGATACGTTGAGAGATTGCTGTCATCGTGCAAGAGCCTTGAATGGTTTATAGCTGCTATAGAATCCGCTACCTTGCTTAAATCCAAACATAGTGTAGTCACCCTCATTGCACTCATACTCAATGCAGTTGGACCTACGCCATGTTTCAAAAGAAGCTAGTGCTTGGGTAAGATTCACATCACCAATCAATCTGATTGCACATCGCGTAGCAGCCCGTGCTGTGATGTAATCCTTAAAGACTTGCGGTAGATCAGCAAAGTCATAATACCAAACTACATCGACATCATAGGTCTGAGTAGTATCCCAAACATCAGTGTGTTCGATTTTATCATATAGTCGACCATTCCTAATGACAGTATCAAATCCATCATTAGCAATAGTGTCACTTAAATCAACTTGCAACATGCTACCTGTAATAGATAGGTAGCCGTTAGCATCAGGAGTAAGTGTATATTCAAATTCTTTATTGAATGTCCACCCCTCCGCCTGTACCTCCCGTGAGACTTGTAGTAGGGTCTCGTAAGCAATTGCAACTTCCGGGTTGATTACAGCTTCGGCAGTAGACCCATCCTCGTATGTGATGGTCTGTGCCTCAATGGTGGTAACAGGCGCCTGACCAATAGACGCCAGAATTTCATTAACAGCCTGTAGCTCAGCCTGAGCGTTATTGGGTAATGGCATAACGATAACGTTATAAGTAAATTAAAAAAAAGGGATCCCGAAGGACCCCTAATAGAACTAATTAAGCACCAGTGCGGGTAGCATCAAGTGCAGGAGAATCAACTTCCACACCAGCATAGGCAGTGCGGAAACCAGAGGTGATAGAGAACACCTTGGACACGGCAGAACCGCTAGTCTGAGAAACAGAGCGACGGACGGCATTAGAGCCAGCCACAGCCAGGTTACCATTAGCAGTGTAGGCGGGATCGTAAGCACCAGTCACAGCGCCAGGAGCACCACGACCACTTACACCGCTACCACCAGCAGCTTGAGAGATGTTAGCCATGATCAGTATTTCCGATATTCAAGGAAAGAACCAGCATAGACAGTAGTATCGCTAGCAGTAGCTGCATCTTGTGCGAACTTAAACTGGATAGTACCAGCAGTAGAACCATTCACCAGCACACCAGTAACACGCAGGAAACCGTTAGTGTTGGCAGCACCAAGGATAGACACAGCAGCAGAAGACGTGGCAATAGCCAGGTCAACTGCAGTGTCATCAGGAGCCATACCTTCAGTCAGCTGACGGTACAGGGTAGGGCTGGTAGGCACAGCCACTTGATACTTGAAGTCAGCACCAGTAGCAGTGTTATAGAACAGGTTGATACGGAAGAGCACGCGCTCATTCGCAGCAACGTTGAGGCTCAGTTGAGGAACATCAACCAGAGTTGAGCTGTTGTTAACAACTTGGTTAGCATCAACAACATTAGCCAGTTGCATCATATCAGGCTGATACACAGCACCGATATTGCCATTAAGAGTGATAGACATTGTTTATCCTAGATTGAGTTACGAAGCGGTTGCTCCAGAAATAGAAGAGCCAATTGTTCCACGATCCTGCACACCGTTACCTACAACCAAACGCCCTGCCTCAAGAGGAGAACAGGGGTTCAGGGTGTAGGAGGCAACAGAGCTACTGGAACTAAAGATCTGCGTAGCAGGAATCTTTACAACTTCAGAAGTGCCGGGAGTAATAGCCACTAGATTGCCTCCCTATTATCAGGAGCGAGCCGACTGCAGCTCAATAGCAGCAGCGGGGTTCAGAGTGCCGCAGCCCATAGCCAGACGACCCACGATCAGGTCACCTTGATACATCACGGAGACATCACCAGAAGTGGTCTGCACGGAGGGAGCAATAGCTTCCACAACACCAGCAGCATCCTTGTAGTAGATCAGACCGCAGTGGGTGCTGAAGTCACCGGAGTAGTTGTTGTTCTCACCAGGAACAGACGACACAGAACCAGCCAGGAAAGGCAGGTTGTTGGAACGCTTGATAGAGATACCAGCGATCTCATACAGGCCCTCACCAGACTGCAGGTTACCGTTGGTGTTACCATAGTCACGGTTGAGGATGTTGCTGTCGACTTGCGACACAAGTGCGTAGTACTGACGAGGAGCCAGCACAGCAGTGCGACCCTGCTTGGGCAGGTTCTTCTCATCCATGATCGAAGCAGCTTCAAAGAAGGCGTCAACCAGGGATTGAGCATCATACTCCTTCTGCACACCCAGTTGGATCACAGAACCGCCGGGCTCAGGGCCAGGGGCAGCAGTGATGGGGTGAGCTTCACGAGCAGCTTTAGCGATCTGACGGAAGATCTTTTTGTCATAGCTCTCAGCAAGAGCGTAGCCGATCTTCTTAGCGATCTCGCTCCGCAGCGAGTAGTGAGCCAGAGTCTCATCGAGATCATACACGAATGCAGAGCTGATGAGCAGGTCATCACAGACGATGGTCTTCTCTGCCACCGGAGGATCGCCACTACCCAAGATAGGAGTACCAGGGGTATGATAGGCGGCCTGCATACGGCCAGTGAAGATAAACTGCATAGCTTTGCCGTTCTTCAGGGTACGGCTTTGCACAGTGCCTTTGGCAATCGTCGATGCCTCATAGGCTTTGAACATCTCACCCGAAAACAGTTTCAGGTAAGTTGCATACTTAGAATCGTAAGTGCCGTTATTAACTTTGTTAAGAGCACCTACCAGAGTTTGAGTAGTGTTAGCCACAATAGTAAAGAGAGATGTGTGTTAGCTTGGTCTCTCTAAGCGCTTAGAATTTTTGTTGTCATTTTTGTTGTCGTCTCTCCGACTGTCATGGCAAAGGGTATCGAGCGTACTCGGCCTAAGCCAAAGAAAAGGAGGTCCTACTCTGAGGTGCCTCCAATCCAATTATTATGCCCAGGTTCCAACAGAGTTGTTAGATCCAGATGCACCAATAGGTGTTAGTTCAATGAACGATCCAATCTGAGTAGTGTATGCACCACCAGGGGCTGCTGATAGAGAGTACTGTGGAATAAATGTTCCGCCAGTAGCAATGCTAACAGTGCCTGTTACAAAGATAGCTACGGTTTGGTTAGCGTTAGCAATAGAAAATTCAATAGCTCTAGCTGTTGCTAGATCGCCAACCATAGAGTACGATGCACTAGTACCACCAGTATTAGATGTCACACCATTGGAAACATCTGAAA